ATCGGGCACACATGGTCTGGGCGTTGTTCCGGTTATCAAGTGTGACCATATCGAATCGGACAACAAGTACAGCGTTCCGGCTCTGATCGAAGACATTGCCTATCTGGATCGTGCGGTTGCGAACTACTGTTCCAACCTGGACCAGATCATCAATGACCAGACTTTCAGCCAGCTGGTTATTCCAGCCGGTGGTCTGTTGGGTGGTGTTAGCTCGACCCTGAGTATGGTTGACGGTAATGATCCGGACGTTCTGAAAAAGACTCGGGACATTATTGCTCTGGGTACGGGTCAGATTCTGCTGTACGACGGTGAAGGTGGTTCGGCTCCGAGCTACATTTCGCCTGATCCGAAGCAAGCCGAAATGATCGTTACTGCCATCAAGCAAATCATCAACGAGATTTACCACACCGTTGGTCTGTCGGGTGAACGCACCAAGCAGGACAACTCCATGGGTATCGATAACTCGTCCGGTGTTGCCAAGGCTTTCGACTTTGAGCGCGTTAACGCCTTACTGTCTGCCAAGGCAAATGCTATGCAGGCTTTCAGTAATCGTCTGGAAAACATGGTACAAGTTTGGCACGGTAAGGATCCGAATAAGCTGGATCCGACCAAGGTTGACGTGGAATACTCCACCAACTTCGACGTGCGAAGCCTGAATGATGACCTGTCGATTGCCAATCAGTTCATGCTGCTGGGTGTTCCGATGGAACTGCGTCAGTATCAGGCGAAAGAAATGGTTGATAAGATTTGGCCGATGGCTAAAGACGCTGATTTGCAGAAGGTTCGTGCCGCTATTGATGGCTGGGAAGACCCGCTTGAAAAGGCAATGAAGATGGCTGGTACACAAAATTCAGAAAATCCTAAAAAAGGTGTTGACAAGAAGGATCCAATGAATAAGAATACCAGCCAAGGCTTCCCTGGGACTTTACCCAAGGCAGCACAAAAGTGAGGTCAAGCGATAGACCTCAGATACGCCAAGAGATAGGCTAACTAAAGGAATCCCTATGCCAGAAGATTTGACACCTGAACAGATTGCCGCTAATGAGAAAGCCGCTGCGGAAGCAAAGGCCAAGGCAGACGCGGAAGCTGCTGAACGGGAAAAGAATAAGAACAACATCACCGACCGCGAGGCTGAACTCCTCAAGGAAGTGATGGCGAAGAAGGAAGCTGCCAAGACTGCTACAGCAGCCGCAGAAGCCGCAAAGAAGGAAGCCGAGGAACTGGCTGCCCGACTGAAGGCTTATGACGGTATTGATTTGGAAGAAATCAAGGGACTGCTGAAGGAAAAGCAAGATCGTGAGCAGGCTGAACTGGAGAAGCGTGGTGAATTTGACCGTGTTAAGGAGCAAATCATTGCGGCGCACAAGCAGGAAATTGAAACCGTTCGCGGTGAATTGAATCCTAAGCTGGAAGCGCTGACAAGCGAAGTTGCCAAGCGCGATCAGGTCATTACTGAACTGACCATTGGTCGTTCGTTCTCTGAGTCGCCCTTCATTCGTGATTCGCTGGCACTGCCGGTGTCGAAGGCCCGTATTCTGTACGGTAGCCACTTTGAACTGACTGACGGTAAGGTCGTTGCATATGACAAGCCTGCTGGTTCTGCGAACCGCACCCCGCTTGTTGATGGTAACGGTGACCCGCTTGCGTTCGATAAGGCTATCGAAAAGATCGTGGATAGTGACCCGGATCGGGATAATCTGTTGAAGTCCAAGATTCGTAGTGGTGCTGGTTCGGATAACGACCACGGCATCGATACGAAGGATAAGAATAAGAAGCCTCTCTCGGGTATGGAGCGTATCCTTGCTGGAATCAAGGAAAACGGTATGCCAGAGTTGAAGGTGGTCTAATTAAGTAGTACCATCCCATACCTATTTAAGGAGTAATACAAGATGCCTCTGTTACGTGTAGAAGCCGAGAAGCTGTCGAATAACGACCTGCTGCGCGGCGTGATTGAAGAAGTGATCGACAAGGAAGACCTCTTTGCCGTTCTGCCGTTCGTCAAGACCGACGGTAAGGCTTACGTCTACAACCGTGAGAACGGCGTGGTCGAAGCTGAGTTCCTGGACCCGAACGACATTGTGCCGGAAGGTGCTGCGAAGTTCACCGAGGTCGTGACCAAGGTTCGCATCCTGGCGCACGACGTTGACGTGGACAAGTTCCTGTCGGGTACTATGTCGGACACCACTGAGCAGGTTGCTGTGCAGCTGGCTGCCAAGGCCAAGGGCCTGGCCCGCAAGTACCGTAAGACCCTGGTCATCGGTGACAACACCGCTAACCCGAAGGAATTCGACGGTCTCCAGGTGCTGGTTGCTGCCAACGCCGCTCAGAACATCAGTGCCGGTACCAACGGTGGCGCGCTGACCCTGGGCCTGCTGGACGAACTGCTGGACTCCGTGCCGAATGGCGCTGACGTGCTGCTGATGCGTCCGGGCACCATCCGTGCCTTCCGCGCTCTGGTTCGCCAGGCCGGTGGTAACACCGCTGTGGACCTGATGATCGAGGACTTCGGTCGTCCGATGCTGACCCACAACGGCGTGCCGATCCTGGAGAACGAGTTCATCCCGGTCGCTGCTCAGGGTACCGCAACCGACACCTGCTCGGTCTATGCGATCCGCCTGAACGAGACTGACGGTCTGCATGGTCTGTATGCCGGTCCGAATGCTGGTATGGTGGTCGAGCCGATCGGCACCGTCCAGAACAAGGACGCCTTCCGCTGGCGCGTGAAGTGGTATGCCGGTCTGGCCCTCAAGTCGACCCGTTCGGCTAGCCGCCTCGTCGGTATCACCAACGTCTAATCGCAAGGTTAGTTAAACCCCGAAGGGGCCTGGGTAATCCCCAGGCCCTTTTCTTTTTGCATAAGGAGTTACAAAATGGCACAGCGTTTAAAGATTGTTGAAAAGGGTTGGGAAACTTTCTCGGATTACTTCGGTGGCTTTAAGTTCACCAACGGTCTGTCTGATGAAGCCATTCCGAGTGCAGACGCCCAGCGCCTTGGTTCGTGGATCCGCTTTGAAGGCGTAGATGATGAAGCTCAGGTTGGTGAAGGCGTAGTGCAGGTTGCTCTGACGGACACCAAGGCTGATGTGGTTATCGCTGCTGGTGACAAAGAGCCTGAAACCGTGAGCGTTGAACAGGCTGCCGAAGCTGCCGTCGAAGCAACCAAGTACACCGTCGAAGAACTGGAAGCCCTGGCTGATCAGGGTGGTATCGCCGCTCTGCGTAAGATTGGTGACAAGATCGGCGTTAAGGGTCGTGGCATTCCGGAACTGATCCGCGAAATCATCCAGAAGCAGGGGTAATCAATCATGGAAAAGTATGTAGTTGGTGATTTGTTCCCGATCCCGTTGGTTGGTGAAGGTCTTCCCGAAGGTGCTGCTGTCAAGGTTTCGTACCGCTTAATTCGCATGGAACCGCCAGCAGACCCGAATGATCCTAATTCAAACCAAATCGGTGAATTCGAGGTTCAGTACAACCCGTCCGGCAAGATCGGTCTGCCGTTCCCTGAAACCGTTGGTCGTCGCAGTATGTGGTTCTGTGGATGGACAATCCAGGACAACATGTCAGGCTTCCATAACGGTCAGCAGGAGTTCATGATTGAGGCGTATGAAACGCTGGTGAAGGGTGAGAATTCCTTCCAGGGTTACTACGAAGCCCTCATGCGGACCGAAGACATTCCGGGAATCGATGCGTTCAAGGCGCTGTCTAAGCAGGAGCAGATTGCTGCCCTGATTAACAGTTGGCGTCAAATCAGCTCCATGACGTTCATGTCGAAAGGCAAAATCATTTGGGATATTGGCTCGCTTAATGCCACTGAATTGGATAAACTGGACCCTAGGTTGCTTGAAGCCCTGTGCCTCGCACAGATTCTGGAAGCAAACGAAACCATGGATTCCAATTCGGCACACAACAAGCGTCTGGAAGGCATCATGTCCGAGACGATTGGCGAAAGCTCGATGATGTTCCGTCCGGGTAAGGTTGCTTCTAACACGGTCCTGTCGCGTCGTTCGATGGGCTTCTTGCGGAATTATTTGGTCTACACTGCAAGGATTACCCGTGTCTAAACCCATCGATCTTATCGAAGAAAGCGCCAATGCTATCGCGCGTAGCCTTGACGTTGTGGTCTACTCCCTGGACGGCTTGTTTGAGCGAGCCGTCCGGGATCGTCCTGATTACCGTGGACTCACCGAGTTCATCAATCAGGCGTCTGCAATCAGCGACGACAACGTTAACCGCGTTGTCGCTCGCCTTGTAGAAAGTATGGATGCGCTGAAAGCGTCTCTGAGCGATTCTGAGCGCGTCCGCTTGTCTGAGCGCGACGACGACACAGAAGCATATGCTGGCGAAGCACACGAAGCGTTTGGGGCGTTTTTCGCGCAAGCCAAACTAGCTTATGCAAAGCGTTTGCGCGAAGTCATCGCGGCCAAGTCATTTGGCTTCGATACTTACAACGCCGATCCGCGAATTATGTTACGAAACGGACAACAGTGGCATTTCTCAGTCTTCGCGTATCTCCAAACGCGCCAGATGTTGGTGAATTTCTACAACAACACCAAGATTGGC